GGAAAATCAATCAATGCAACATTCAAGATTTCGAAAACCACTGCTGGATCAGACGCGATCCAGGAAGCAATGGACGGACTCCGTGATGGATTCAGCGTTGAAGCAAACGCAATCGATTTCGGATATAACGAGGACGGCACAATGGTCGTCAATAAAGCAGATTTGGTCGGTGTCGCTTTGACGCATAATCCTGCATTTGATTCAGCACGTGTATCAAATGTCGCAGCGAACACCGCACCAGAAAATTCCGAGCCATCATCCGATGAAGCGGAAGCAACACCCACAAAACCAACAGAAGGAGACGCCGTGGAAAACACCGTCACAGAGCCAACTACCGCCGAGACGGTAGAAGCGGCAGCAGAAGTACAAGCAGCAGCAGCACCAAAGCCAGTTAATTTCATCGCATCACGCAACCCAGTCGTATCACCTGAAACATTTTTGATGCACCAGGTCGCAGCAGCCCGTGGATCAGAAACATCACGTGCATACATCGCAGCAGCAACAGCATCAACAGATAATCCAGGATTGATTCCAACACGCCAACTCCGTGAGGTCGTAAACGGCTTAGCAGACAACGTGAGAGCCTCAATCGATTCAATTTCAACGGGAACACTGCCTGGCGCAGGACTCGTTTTTCAGATTCCTAAAATCACCGTACTGCCAAATGTTTCACAGATTGATGAACTCGATCCGGTGACTCCAACAGTTATGGAATCAGAATTCATCAACGTGGATGTCAAATCGTTCAAGGGCAGCCAGGTTATGTCCGTGGAATTAGCAGATCGCAGCGATCCACTATTTTTCACCGAATTAATTTCAAATCTCACTGCGCAATATGCACGTGCAACCAATGAATATAACTCAGCGCAAATCATTGCAAATTCAGCAACAGCATCAACAGGATATGGATCAGACATCACAGCTGAGGAATTGCTCGCGTGGGTTTCAACTGCGTCAGTTTACGTTTATGAGCAAACACATAAATTTGCTGATGCCATCGTGGTCTCACCTGCAATGTGGGGTCGCATAATGTCATTCAACGTCGATGGCAGACCAATTTACAATGCGCTGCAACCTCAAAATGCGGCAGGAAATGCTCAGCCACGTTCACTCCGTGGATCAGTCAATGGACTTGATCTTTGGGTTGATACTGCGCTATCAGGTACAGGTGACAATTCAATGTACGTCATCAACCGCGATTCATACACTTGGTACGAATCCCCACGTCTAGAACTCCGCACGAACATCATTTCAGATGGTTCAATCGGAATTCTTATGTACGGTTATGGTGCAACAGCCACGAAAATTGGTTACGGCGCATACCGTTTTGCTGACTAATAAAAACTAATCATCGGCTAGGTCACTCCCGAACTAGCCGAGCAGACGAAAGGATCGGAAATGCCAAACATTGTCACCGCAGATGAATTGCGTCAGGTGCTTGGTGTTTCCGAATCCCTTTTTTCTGACGAATATCTTGATTCAATTATTGATTCGGCTGAGATCACAATCTTGCCGATGCTTACGCAATATCAGAGCGCAGTAGTTTCAACACGCATCGCCGATGACGTTTTATACATCGACACATTGCGTCCAAATTATTTCGTCCAGGGGCAACAGGTCGTCCTCGCTGGAATAGGTAACGGACTCGATGGACCATATACAGTCAGTGATCATTCCGTCAGACCCTTTCAGGTCACTGCGACAGTAGATGAAGCCGATCGAATTTTGACTCCGGTAATTCCAGCGGGAACGATTACACTGGATGGTGGCTCAGCAGCTGAAATCTATGCAAATGTGCCAGCAATTAACAAAGCAATCCTGATCGTTTCAGTAGAGATTTTTCAAAGTATCACAGCGCCAGGTGGACAAATTGAAGGCGTTGATTTTGCACCGACACCATATCGAATGGGTCGATCATTGCAGAATCGTGTCATCGGCTTGATCTCAGCGTTTTACGATGTGGATTCAATATGCCAATGACCACATTGCTCGATGTACGAAATGATTTAGCGACTGCACTTGCTGGCGTCGCTGCATCCGTGTATCCCGTAGCACCCGAAGCAGTGATCCCACCTGCTTGCGTAATCATTCCCGATTCACCCTGGCTTGAAAGCGTACTGATAAACGGTGCGGTCACAAAGGTCAAGGTCAATTTCGTGGTCACGGCAGCCGTGGCAAATAACAGCAACTCAGGCGCTTTGGATCAACTCGAAGCCCTAATCATCAGCATTTTGGGGGCTATGCCCTCAGGGTACGTCGTCGGTGACGTTCAAAGACCGTCAATAGTTTCAGTCGGGGCATCAAATCTGCTTGTCGCTGATCTCAGTGTTTCGACTTATTTCACACAGGAAAACAACTAAGGAGACAAAATGGCAACAACTATCATCACGGGTAGAGACATCACATTCACCATCGATGGTGATAACTTTGATGCCCAGGCTACATCCGCAACACTTACCATTGATTCAACAATCAATACATATCAAACACTTGACGGAAAAGCGTTTTACACTACGGATTCGCAGGGTACTTTCGCAGTAGAAATGCTGCAAGATTTTGGCGCTGGAACTTCATTATGTGAAGCGCTTTGGAACGCTGCATCAGCATCACCAAACACACCATTGTCAGTTTTATTCACCGTGGGCGGAGTGGCTTACGCTTTCGATGTGCAGCCAATATTCCCAGCATTGGGTGGAACTGCACCTGATGCATTAACTGCATCACTTTCATTCACTTGCGTCACCACGCCAGCGCTAGATTAATCAAGGGAGATCGGGAGTATGAAAACAGCACTTACAATCGAATATTCGTCCGGTGATGTAGCCACTTACGTGGCTGCACCACCTGAATGGATGAAATGGGAAATTAAGACAGGCAAAACAATTCAACAGGCAAATGAAATTGGCATCAGCGATTTGCTATTTCTTGCATATAACGCAATGAAGCGTGAATCAGCTGGAAAGCCAGTTAAGCCATATGACGTGTGGGTTGAAACAGTTTCGGATGTAACCTTTGGAGATCAAGACCCAAAAGCCATCAGCGAGGCAGTCTTAACCGACTAGTCATTGAACTAGCGATTGCCACGCAAATCCCTATGAAAGAATGGACATCCGCTGAGGATATTTTGACCGCAATGGAGATTTTGGAGAAACGAAATGGCTGAGGATGCGATTGCTTATGACAAAGCAGATTTACGCAAGATCATCGGTGCTTTCAAAGGTATGGACGATCAAGCGATCCAGGAAGCCAAAGGTGTATCAAATGCTTTGGCTGAATATCTCCAGGGCAAGATTAAATCGGCGGCTGGATCATTGCAATCAAGCGATGTCGCCAGTCGAATTGCCGATGGATCAAAAGTCAGCAAATCCAGCAAACTTGGTGAAATTTCATTCGGTTACGTATCGCAAAAGTTTTCGGGTGGTGCAACTACCCGTGATCTTTGGGGTGGATCAGAATTTGGATCAAACAGATTCAAGCAATTCCCAGTGTGGTCAGGTCGAGAAGGTCGCGGATCACGCGGATGGTTTATTTACCCAACACTGCGAGCCGAACAGCCATATATCATCAACGAATGGGAAAATGCTTTCAGTAGAATTGCGAAGGAGTGGTGATGGCTGGTACTGGTTCAAGAACGCTTAAACTTGCAATTCTTGGCGATATTGACAATCTAAAAAAGAACTTAGATCAAGGCAGTAATGAAGTCTCATCATTTGGCGACAAAATAGGAAAATTTGGCAAGGTCGCTGGCGCTGCATTTGCAGCCGCTGGCGTAGCCGCTGCCGCTTACGCTGGCAAATTGCTCATCGATGGCGTGAAGTCTGCGATCGAGGATGAAGCAGCCCAGGCTAAATTGGCAGGAACTTTGGTCAATGTGACCGGTGCGACCAATGCACAAATCGCGGCGGTTGAATCGCAAATCCTTAAAACATCATTGCTGACGGGCTTGACCGATGACGAATTGCGTCCGAGTTTTGAAAGGCTAGTCAGAGCCACGGGTGATTCCGATGCTGCTTTGAAATTGCAATCACTTGCCATTGATGTCGCAGCAGGTAGTGGCAAATCACTGGAAGCCGTTACAAATGCAATGGCAAAAGCCCAGGAAGGCAACGCCGCATCACTGGCAAAATTGGGCATTGGATTATCAGCTGCCGAATTGAAAACAATGTCAATGACAGAAATCACGGCTGCATTGGCTGACACATTTGGTGGTCAAGCATCGGAAAAGGCTGACACATTTGCGGGCAAAATGGATCGGCTCAAAGTCGCTTTCAATGAAGGCAAGGAAACCGTCGGATCATTTGTACTTGATGCTTTGACGCCATTGGTCAGCGGTTTCGTTGATAAGGTAATTCCAACAATCCAGGCGTTAGCCGAGGAACTTGGTCCAAAACTTACTCCAATTTTTCAGGCATTGACAGCATACATTCGAGATCAAGTTATTCCGACATTTCAAGCCATTTGGGCATTTATTCAAGATTTCGTTATCCCAGCGTTACGCGATTTTTTGACTCCAATCATCAACGGTTTGCGAGCAGCATTTGAAAAGGTCGCTGGCAAGATCAAGGAAAATGAAGAACAACTAGCCCCACTTCTGAAATTATTCAAAGTGATTGCGGAATTTACGCGTGACACACTTGCACCGATTATTGGCAAAATACTAGGTGGCGCATTTAACGTGATAGGCACTGCAATCGGCGTGGTAATTGATTTATTTGCTGGCTTGGTAACAGTGGTCAATAGCGCATTCAATGCCATCAAAGCGGTGGTCAATTTTATCAAAAACAATCCAGTCACCCAGGCGATTGGCGGTGCTATCGATTTCGCATTTGGCGGCGGCAAGGCTGCTGGCGGTCCAGTAATGGGTGGCACGTCATACCTCGTCGGTGAACGCGGTGCTGAAATCTTTACCCCATCAGGAAACGGCGTCATCACGCCAAACAATAAATTGGGTGGAAACACCACAATCAATCTCAATGTCACTGGAGCAATCGATCCCGAAGGTACAGCCCGAAGCATCATCAACGTTTTGAACAATTCATACTATCGAGGCACAAACGGCGCAGCCGCATTGGTATTCTGATGACGCTTTGGAATCCGATTTGGCAACTCACCATCAATGGCGTTTCATATGAAAACTACGTACTCGCAAATTTGACGGCGACTAGTGGTCGATCCAATATTTATGAACAGGCTCAGGCAGGATATTGCAATCTCCAAATCTATAATGTCACGCAATCGCAGGTCACGATCAATATCAATGATTCAGTCGGTGTATCAATCAAAGATTCGTCCGGTATTTTCGTGCCGATTTGGGGTGGTTCAGTCACAGACGTTTCCATCGAGGTGACAACAGGTGGATCAATAGCGATCAATCAGGTCATATCGATTGTGGCTTTGGGTGCGCTTTCACGATTACCAAAAGCAAATTGGCTGACAAATTTGGCACGTCACAATGATGGAACTCAGATTCTTGAAGTATTGACGGATTTGCTGATCAATAACTGGTCGGAAGTCCCGTCGGCTTTGACGTGGGGTAATTACACTCCAGCGACAGAAACGTGGGCAAATGCTCAAAATGTCGGATTGGGTGAAATTGACACACCTGGCAATTATGATTTATCGGCTAGATCAGCCGATCCAATCGATGTGTATTCATTGGTTTCAGCACTTGCCACATCAGGGCTTGGTTATATTTATGAGGATGCGTACGGTCGAATTTCGTATGCCGATTCCACACATCGAACGCAATATCTTGCAACAAATGGGTATGTGGACGTTTCAGCTGCTCAGGCACTTGCGCAAGGCATCAAAATTCAAACCCGATCAGGGGACGTACGCAATGACATAACTATAAAATACGGTGCAAATTCAAGCAATGAAACATCGGATGAGGATTTGGCATCAGTGGCAGTATTTGGTCGCTTAGGTCAAATCATCACGACAACACTGCACGATCACGCGGATGCAGTTAGTCAGGCTGCGTTTTATCTAACACTCAGGGCATTTCCACAGGCAATGATGCAATCAATTACCTTTGAACTGACAAATCCTGAATTGGATGACGCTGATCGAGATTCGATGATTAATATATTTATGGGGATGCCATTGCGCATTTCAGATTTGCCCGACAATATGACGGCAGGTCAATATCTTGGATTCGTTGAAGGCTGGCAATTCCAGGCAGGATATAACACGCTTTCAGTGACGGCTTTATTGTCGCCACTGGCTTATTCAATCCAGGCGCTGAAATGGCAAGAAGTCAGCGTGTCGGAACAGTGGAACACCATAACAAACACACTCACGTGGGAAAATGCGCTAGTCGTAGCATAAGGAGAAAATATGAGCAATCCAACCACCCCATTCAACTGGCAAATGCCGACAAATACAGATTTGGTCACGGATTTACCTGCTGACTTTGAAGTCTTTGGGCAAGCGGTGGCAACATCGATGGCTGATCTGCTAGGCGGTACTACTGGTCAGATTCTTTCAAAGGCGACAAATGCCGATATGGATTTCACCTGGATCGCAAATGATCAAGGTGACATCACTGGCATCACAGCCACATCACCACTTACAGGTGGCGGCACATCAGGTGCAATCACAGTCGGAATCCAGGCATCATCAACCACACAATCAGGTGCGGTTCAACTTTCAGATTCAACATCGACAACTTCATCGGTTTTGGCGGCTACTCCAACAGCAGTCAAATCCGCTTATGATTTGGCAGCAGCAGCAATTCCAAAATCGACAGGAACTACGGCTGGCGATGTAATTTATTACACTGGATCATCAACACCGACGAGATTGGGAATTGGTACCGCTGGTCAGGTATTAACAGTCAATGGTGGCGCAACTGCACCATCGTGGGCTGCCGCAAGCGGTGGAAAAGTGGTTGGGATAGCCAACTCACAAACGGGAACGGTAGCCACGGGAACAACAACAATTCCACAGGACAACACAATTCCACAAAATACCGAAGGCGATCAATATATGACTTTGTCATATACGCCGACATCTGCCAGTAGCAAATTGCAAATTGATGTTGTTGCTTTTGGATCGTCTAGCGCAAATTGCTCTATGGTGATGGCTTTATTCAAGGATTCTACTGCAAACGCTTTAGCTGCTATCACGCAATACGCAGTGGGTGGGCCAACAAATAACTATTCTCAATCTTTAACACACACAATGACTGCTGGTACTACATCATCCATTGCTTTCAAAGTAAGAATTGGACTTGATAACGCTGGAACTTTTACATTCAATGGTAGAGCAGGCAATCAACTTTTTGGCGGAGTCGGATCATCATCTATCACAGTTACGGAGTACACACCTTGAAATATAAAATAGTAAAAAATTCAACAGGAGATGTTGTTGCATTTGGTCCAAATGACGAAAACTATGACCCAACACTTAAAAATGGCGAAACATTAACCGTTGAAAGCGACGAAATTGCTGAGGATATGATTAAAACATATCAGGCAAAATTAATATTCGAAGCCGATCAGATAGCAAATGACAAAATAGCAATTCTCGATCGCTTAGGTATTACAGCGGATGAAGCAGCGCTACTAGTCAAATGATCAAATCGGCTAACGGCTGGACGGCATCGAAAGTCCGAGCAGAAATCGGCATCGAGTCATTTGCGATTCCAGGCACAAATACCAAATTGGCGTGTGCCAAAGCCGTTGCGCCACTGCTGGTCGGTTTTGCAGCTGAATTTCACCAACTGATCGAGCCGATCGATGAAGGTGGCTTAGACGATTGGGGATACTGCTTTCGCCAGGTTCGTGGGGATGCAGTAAATCTGAGCAATCATTCAAGCGGTACAGCCATTGATATAAATGCTACAAAACATCCATTGGGCAAGGTGGGAACATTCCCAATCGAGAAAGTACCAATGATCCGTGCGCTTGCTAAGAAATACGGTTTAATTTGGGGCGGCGATTACAGAAATCGCAAGGATGAAATGCACTTTGAAATTGCTTTGACGCCAGCGAAAGTCGTTGCGTTGATCGAGAAGTTAGGACTATTAAAATGACTCAATGGAAAGCACTTGGCGCATCTTGGTTGCGTTCATTCATAGCCGCTGGACTTGCCGTGTTTATGGCTGGAATTACTGATCCAAAAGCCATTTTGATGGCTGGCGCAGCAGCAGTCGTACCGGTCATTTTGCGATACTTGAATCCAAAGGATTCTGATTTTGGCGTCAATGCCAAATGACCGAAGCAATAACAGCGATCGGATTGATCGCCGCTGCCACCATTTCTGCCATCGCTGCACTATTTGCGGCTAAGGCTGAAAAGAATTCCCGACCCGTCAGCAATGGATTTGCCGATGGCATCCGAACTGATGTCCGTGAGATTCGTACACTGCTCATCCAGCATCTAAAGGATCATCCGAAGCCTTAGACACGCCGAATCCCACGCGGAATCCTTGCAAATGTCAGCCCGATGCGTCACCTTATGCGTAGGGAGACTCCGACAAATCTCCCTATCGGGAGTAAGAAATGTACACATTCAATGAAACAGCAATGTGGATGCTATTTGGCATCTTGATTGGCTTTACCGGTGGATACACAATCGGGTTCAAATCAGGTCAGGTCGAAGGATTTATCCGTGGCAAGATCGCTGGACGTAAGGGGATCAAATAATGTCATTCCTGGACGGCTACGAAACGGTCAATCAGAAAGTCATTCGCCTACACGCCACATATCCAACCAACCGCATCGAGACATCGATCATCGATTGGAGTCCTGAAAAGGGATACATCCTGATCGAGTGCCGAATCTTTCGTCACTACGATGATGAGAAGCCAGCCGCCATCGATTATGCACACGGGATGGTGACTGCCTATAACGTCCAAATGAAACGCTGGTACGTCGAGGATACAGTCAGCAGTGCCATTGGCAGGTGTGCCAGCGTGGTGCTAGGTACAGAAACGAAACCATCGAGGGAATCAATGGAACAGGTCGAAACGCTACCAAAGGCTTTCATTGATGATGATCCCTGGTCACGTCCAATTGGTGAGGATGGATTCACGACGGCATCAAGTGCCATCAATGAGATTAAAACCCAGTTAGGTGGTGAACTACTCGCGGAAGCACCAACGTGCGTCCACGGGCATCGTTTATGGCGTGAAGGCGTATCGGCGAAAACGGGCAAGGAATGGGCAAACTATTCCTGCACTGAGAAATCAAAGGCTACTCAATGCGCACCGCTTTGGTACGTCAGAGCAGCTGATATGCAGTGGAAGCCACAGGTGTGATGATGGGAGAAATGCAGATCATCAAACTTTCGACCGGTGACGCAACTACATTCAAGATCGATGGATCAGTCGTCAAAGAGCCAAAGCCAATTTCAATCGATTGGTGTGACAAATGCGAAAAGTGGAAACCATTGGAATTTGGTCGATATGACGGATCGCAAGGATTGACGATGATTTGGTTATGTATGGAATGCAAATGATTCCCATCAAATTAAATCACGATGAGGAAATGATGTGCGCCAAAGCAGCATTGGATCGAGCAGTCGGTGCAGAAGGATTGACCGATTACTCAGTGCAGAAATTGAATCTATTTCAAGACATTGCACGAATGGCTGAATCAATCGGTGCTGAGAATGCAGTCGCAAAATACTTTCAAATTGACGAATGGAAACCGACAGTCAATACATTCAAGAATCAAGCCGATGTGGGGTGGAATCTTGAAGTCAAGCACACACCCTGGAAGGCTGGATGTCTGATTTTGCGTGATCGAGATCGAGCAGATGACATCGCAGTGCTGGTAACTGGCAATTCACCCAATTACTACATCGTGGGCTGGATCGTTATTGGGATGGCACGTCGTCCATCGAGGCGTCGCAGTGATGGCTCATTTTGGATCAATCCGTCGGACTTAAACCCCATCGAGAATTTGAATCGGAGTATCTATGCTAGAAATTATCAGGCTTGATTGTCGCGTTGAAAAGAAATCCACAGATCACAAAATCGTGAAGGTGGCTGACAATCTGCCGCCATACGTACATTGCGTGGAGTGCTTATCTTGCGGCGTATTAGGAATTCAATCATTCCAGGTGCAAGATGCCAGTCTATGAATTCAAATGTCCAGTGTGCAGCACGATCAGTCCAATCAAGGCTGATTTCGATGCTGACATCACGCCACCTGGCTGCCCATATTGCTTGATCACGATGGAAAGGATTTGGTCATCAACGCCAATCCATTTCAAGGGTACGGGATGGGGTCATCAGTGAAGCCTGTGGATAACCTGTGGACAACACGCCAAAGCCCCGTTCAACTTATCCACATATTTGCAATGTACTTGACTGCATCGGTACGCTGGATTCGCTTAAAGCGAGCCGCTGAGGCGGATTGCTCGCTTAGGCGTATTCGGCTATTGCCACAGTTATGCCTATGTATAGGCTTGCTATCAGTACAGATGCAACACGCAACAGCATCAAACACTGATCAATACAAATTGTATGCACATTCGAGGATCATCAATGATGTGCAATATCAATGCTTTACAAAGATTATTTACAAAGAGAATCGAACCTGGAATCCAGGTGCTAAGAACGGAAGTCATTACGGCATAGGTCAAATGCGATCAGAGCATTACCGGAATTTGGATGCTTATCGTCAGATAGATGCAACGTTGAAGTACATTAAGAATCGATATGGTTCGATATGTAAAGCGTGGGAATTCCATAAGGTGAAGGGTTACTATTGATGAGCAAGGCGTGGAAGGATAGCGATCGTAAAGGATGGCGACGCATACGTGAACGCATACTCGCAAGGGATGGACATTGCTGCCAAAGATGTGGTGAAACTGATGGCAAGATGCACATCGATCACATTGTGCCAAAGAGGCTAGGTGGATCGGACTTAGAGGAGAATTTGCAAGTATTGTGTCAATTCTGCAATTTAAGCAAGGGTGGTCGTTTTTTTGAACAGGCTTTGACAC